TCAACAATGTTTGATTCTAGTCCTGCAAATGCGGATGAGATTGATATGGATTCAGAAGATTTTTTAGAACTTAGAAGACAGAATATGAGTAAAGGTGGATTAGTTAAAAGAGGAAAACCTAAAAGAGCAAAGAAGGGCTGGAAGTAATGGCTAAACTTTGTGCAAAAGGTAAAGCGGCAGCCAAGCGTAAATTTAAAGTTTACCCCTCGGCATACGCAAACATGTATGGCTCTGCTGTATGTTCTGGTAAAATAAAACCAGGTGGCAAAAAGAAAAAAACTAAGAAGAAAAAATAATGGCTAAGCAAGGTGGCTTAAGAAAATGGGTATCAGAGAAATGGGTAGACATTGGAGCGCCAAAGAAGAACGGAAAATATCAACCATGCGGGAGAAGCAAGGGAAGCAAGAGGAAGTATCCAAAATGCGTACCACTTGCAAAAGCCACACGGATGACAAAAGGTCAAAAGGCGAGTGCTGTCAGACGAAAAAGAGCAGCCGGTAATCCTGGAGGTAAACCAACTAATGTTAAAACATTTGTAAAGAAAAAATAATGAACTTAGAAAAAGATTTAAAACTATTAAAAAAACAAAAGCAAATGAAAGAGTCTGCTATTGCTCAACTTAGAAAAAGAAGTAAGGATTCTTTAGCTAGACCTAGAGCAGAAAAAAATATATTATCTACTAATCCAAATTTACAAAAAATATAATGACTATTAGAAAAACAACAAAAGGACCAGGAGCTAATTACAGACCAACTAAATCTGGTGCTGGAATGACAGCTAAAGGTGTAAAAGCTTATCGAAGAGCCAATCCTGGATCTAAGTTAAAGACAGCTGTAACTGGTAAAGTTAAACCAGGATCTAAAGCAGCTAAAAGAAGAAAATCATATTGTGCGAGATCACTCGGACAACTTAAACGATCTTCTGCTAAAACTAGAAATGATCCTAATTCTAGAATTAGACAAGCTAGAAGAAGATGGAAATGTTAGATAAATTAATATACAGATTTTGTGGCGGCATAGACTCATTTTTTCAGAGTCTTGCTGACATAATTACAAAAGCAACCAAGAAAGGAAAAAACAAAAATGGACGATCTAATAGTAATCACTAAACTACAAAAAGCTTTAAAAGACTCATATCAAAATATTGGACAACAACTTTTATCTGGAAGTATTGACAATATGGAGAAATATAAGTATATGTTAGGCCAAGCACACGCTTATCAATACACATTACAGGAAATCTCTAACCTGCTAACTACTAAGGAGCAAAATGAAACCAAAAGAGAAAACATCGTCGACCTCAAGCCAAGAGGAGACTCCAAAAGTTAAACTTGCATTAGAAGAAAAATATAAAGAAGAAAATATAAAGCAAGAAAAAAAAGAAGAAGACGCTTACGAGCGTTTAAAGAAAAAAGAATCTAGTAAACTACCTAAACCAACTGGTTGGAGAATGATTGTTCTTCCATTTAAAATGAAAGAAAAATCTAAAGGTGGTATTTATTTTGGTCAAGAAACTTTAGAGAAGCAACAAGTTGCTTCAACATGTGGATTAGTTTTAGCACAAGGTCCACATTGTTATGATAAAGAAAAATTTCCGGAAGGCCCGTGGTGCAAGACTGGTGATTGGGTTGTCTTTGCACGTTATGCAGGTTCTCGGATTAACATTGATGGTGGTGAAGTAAGAATACTTAATGATGACGAAGTATTAGCGACCATTACTAACCCAGAAGATATCGTTCATCAATATTAACATAGGAGCTACTATGCAAAAAGAAGAAGAAAAAATGGTTGACATAGATACATCTGGTCCAGGTGCCGAGGTTGAATTACCAGCTGAGGATAAAACGTTCGAGAACGAAGTAGAGGTATCTAATGAAACTATTAAAAACAGTGTTGAGTCCAATGACTCAACTGAGAAATCTGATGAGCAGCCTGCTGTTCAAGAAGATACAACCACGAACCAAGAACCAAGTACAGAGGAACAAAAGAAAGAATTAGATGATTACTCCGAAGGAGTTAAAAGAAGAATTGCAAAGCTTACTAAAAAAATGCGTGAGGCGGAAAGAAGAGAAGCTGCCGCTTTAGAATTCGCACAAAAAATAAAAGCTGAGCAAGAATCACTTAAGTCTAGATTTTCTAAATTAGATACAGGTTATGTATCTGAAATGGAAAATAGGATTAAGTCATCTATGGAATCTGCTGCCGCTAAACTAGCAAAAGCTAGAGAAGATGGTGATTTAAAAGCTGAAGTAGCTGCTTCAACTGAGATATCAAAACTTGGTTATGAAGAAGCTAGATTAAGTGAAATTAAATCTAAGCAAGAAGCCAAAGTTCAAGAAAAAGAGGTTATACAACAACCTCAATATCAACAACCGGAAACACAGCAACCCGTCAATCCAGATCCAAAAGCCCAAAAATGGGCAAGTGAAAACACATGGTTTGGACAAAACGAGGCTATGACCTATACTGCATTTGGCTTACATAAAAAGCTAGTTGAAGAAGAAGGTTTTGACCCTCACTCAGACGAGTATTATTCTGAAATTGACAAAAGAATAAGGCTTGAATTTCCAAATAAATTTGGTATAACTGAAAAACAAACGACTGAGAAGCCTACGCAAGTAGTAGCTTCAGCTTCTAGAAATAGTAAGCCAAGTCGCAAAACAGTGAAACTCACATCGTCACAAATAGCAATTGCTAAAAAATTAGGTGTGCCACTTGAAGATTATGCTAAACAATTAAGATTAATCACGAAGGAGTAAATGCATATGTCAAACGAAAACGAAAATAACAAAAGAACTTCTCGTGCGAGTCAAACTAGAGTTAAAGAAGCTCGAAAAAAAGTTTGGACTCCACCGTCATCTTTAGATGCACCCCCGGCCCCAAATGGGTTCCGACACAGATGGGTAAGAGTCGAGTCTATGGGTTTCCAGGATACTAAAAATATCGCTGGAAGAATCAGATCTGGTTATGAACTAGTTAGATCGGATGAGTACCCGGACAGCGATTATCCAGTTGTAGAAGATGGTAAATACGCGGGAGTGATCGGAGTTGGTGGCCTTGTGCTGACAAGGGTACCGGAAGAGATCGCCGAGTCAAGATCAGAATACTATGCTAAGCAAGGTATTGATCAAGATCAAGCAGTCGAAAACGATCTTATGAAGGAACAGCACCCAAGTATGCCGATCAATGTTGATCGACAGACTCGTGTAACTTTTGGTGGCTCAAAGAAACGTTAATTTTTTAACAATTTCTAGACCAACAAAATAAATTAACTAACTATAATGTATAGGAGTAATATACTATGGCAAATCAAGATAGCGCTTTCGGTTTAAAACCGATTGGCAAAGTTGGTCAGAATGATGATAACAACGGTTTGACAGAATACTCTATCGCTAATAACGACAGTTCAGCGATTTACTTTCAAGATGCAGTTAAAGTAACTGCAGCTGGTACAGTAGATGTTGCTGCGGCTGGAGATATTGGGTTAGCTGGTTCTTTAAACGGTGTTTTTTATACTGATCCATCTACATCAAAGCCAAGATGGGCAAACCACTACGCAGGTAGCATAGCTGCAGCGGACACGGTTGCTTTCGTGGCTGACGATCCTTATCAAAGGTTCGAAATACAATGTGACTCTACAGCAAACCAAGCTGATGTTTTCTTAAACGCTGACATCACTTATGCTGCGGGTAACAGTGCAAACTATGTATCTAAATCAGAACTTGCAAAAGGTTCTTTAGATACTGATTCAGCGCAATTAAGAATACTTGGAATTAGTAAAGATCCAGAAAACAGTGACACTGCAAGTGCCAATGTAAATCTGGTTGTTACTATCAACGAGCATTACTTAAAAAGTGCTACAGGCATATAATTAGGATAGGAGGATAAATTATGGCTATATCAAGATCACAACTAGTTAAAGAACTAGAGCCAGGTTTGAACGCACTATTCGGCCTGGAATACAAACAATACGAAAACCAACATGAGGCGATCTATACGAAGGAAACTTCAGACAGAGCTTTTGAAGAAGAAGTAATGTTATCTGGTTTCGCTCAAGCACAAGTTAAACCTGAGGGTTCTGGTGTTACTTTTGACAATGCTCAAGAGACTTTCACTGCAAGATACACTCACGAAACTGTTGCTTTAGCATTTTCAATCACTGAAGAAGCGATTGAAGATAACCTATATGACAGACTTTCTTCTAGATACACTAAGGCTCTAGCAAGATCTATGTCTCAAACAAAACAAGTTAAAGCTGTTAATCCTTTAATTCAAGGATTACCAACTACTAACAATTTTGATTCTGGTGATGGCGTTTCTTTATTTAACGTTGCTCACCCAACAATTGCTGGTAGTTACCAAAACACTTTAACTGTTCAAGCTGACTTGAATGAGGCTTCTCTTGAACAGTCATTAATCGACATTGCTGCGATGACTGATGAAAGAGGTCTTAAGATCGCTGCGAAAGCAGTGAAAATGATCATTCCAAGTGAATTACAATTCACAGCGGAAAGATTAATGAAGTCAATCAACAGAGTTGGTACAGCTGATAATGATATCAACGCTGTCTATTCTATGGGAATGATTCCACAAGGTTATACTGTGAATAACTTCCTAACAGATCCAGATGCGTTCTACATTACTACTGATGTACCAAATGGTATGAAGTACTTTGAGAGATCACCTATTTCCACTAAAATGGAAGGTGATTTTGATACTGGAAACATGAAGTACAAAGCTAGAGAAAGATACTCTTTTGGTGTATCTGACCCTAGAGGTATCTTCGGTGTTGAAGGTGCGTAATCAATAATAAACATTAAAAGGGGGCTTTCGGGCCCCCTTTTTTTATGCTAGAAAGACAAACCTATGAAATATAAATATCTTATAAAAATTTTTACTAA